TAATGTCTTCCGGATACGCTCCTAACTTACATTTCGCTTGCTCTATCGCTTCAATCTCATTGCGACATTTTCTGATTTGATATAGCAAATCCTTGCCTTCTTCCAATCGTTTCAGTTCTTCTTCTTTCATTGCTCTATACTATATTGAGTTACATACTTGCCACTTGGCACTTGGATTCTCTCGGTGTGAATTGGCACTCCACGCTCACGCAAATCATGGATACGACTTGCCAAACGCATGCACCCAAAAAGGTTGAGCGCTTCTAGCGATGTCAACTTGTGACCTTCCTCTAACCAATTCTTGATTTGCGCATTCTGGCTTGCGCTGCTTGACGCATTGTCATTGACATTCATATTCGTGTCTCTATTACTGATTAAACATATCTCCAAACAAATTCGGTTGAACAGGTTGCTCTGCCGCCTTTGCTCTTGCTCTTTCATTCTTCTTCTCTAGTGCCTTCCTTGCTTTTGCTTCTGCTTCTCGCAAATAGGCTTCCTTTGCTTTCTCTTCTGCTTCTTTTTCAAGCTGCTGCTTGTCCTCTTCGGTCAGTTGATAGTTGCTCACAATTCTTGCTTCACATGGTTCTGCTTTCAAATCGTCCTCATCGTAGTAGTGGACTGCCAAACCATAGACTTCTTCGTCAGATGCTACGCAACAATCTCCTTCTGCTCTTTTCTTCATTTCACCAATAACGTAATTTGCGCACTCATCTAGCGACTTACCTTCTTTCGCATAGGTCTTGGCGAATAGGGCGTCTGACTGCGCCCTATCCTCCAAATACCTTTGAAGCGCTTTCTTAAATATCTCCTTACTGTCCATCTTTGTTCAAGTCAAGGTACTCAATCGCTTTCTCAATCATCATCTCGTTGCGCTCATACTCAATAAACGAGTAAATCGTGAAACCTTCAATCGTGGTCATGTGCTGAGTCCCATCATCGTCAACTTTATATGCATGTGGCTTGTTCTCGTTGATACAACTCGCTTCAATAGACGTGCAACCATCTTCATAGAATCTCAGTCTTACGTCTAAAGCAATGTTTTCGTCACGTTTCTCAAATACTTGACGTTGCAATGCTTGCAATCTCCTAAGCAGTTTCGCTAACTGTCGTTTGTTCGTTTTCTTCATTGTCTTAATCTCTTTACTTGTTAAACTTGCGGGCATACGTGGCAACCATGAACTCTGCCCATTCTGCCTGTACTCCCATTGCTATTACTTTCTCTAGGATTGCCACACGGCTTTTGCCATCTGCTGCCATGCGCTCAATCGTTTTCTTGATGTCTCTTGCGTTAATCATTGCTCTTGTCATTAAATCAATTCAGTATACTTCAAATTGCCAAACTCGTCCGGAATGCGTGCAGTACTTTCGTAACCTGTGTAAGCGCCCGTGCCATCAAATATCGGTTTGTCAAGGGCAATCTTAACACCTCTTCCACACACTTCATCGGTCATGAAGCTTCTGTCTTCAACTAGACCTACTATCGTTCCAGTCACAGGTGTTGCTAGAAACACACCTTTTACTTTCTTGCCAATCAAGTTCTCGTTCAAATCTTTCAGTTTCATTGCTCTTCGTTTTTATTGTTCAACAATCTCATATTCTTCAACTCCGTATAATCTGAACTGATTTTGCAGTTGGTCAAAGAACATATCGTTCTCATCTTCATCATCGTGGTACTCATATTCCCATTCATTGCTTGCAATCTGCTGCAACTCATTTCGGAATACGCTGCAATCATTGATTGCATCAAATGCTTTTTTTGCGTCTCTTAGTGAAACTTCAATTCTTGTCTTCATCTTTCTGTCTCTTTACTTCGTTAAACATGTATGTTATTTAAGATATGTAAAGGTACAAAGAAATTCTGAGATAAAAAAACGTTTTCGCAATTATTTTTCACGTAATTCTCTGATAACTACATTTTTAACTTTTGAGAACATTTGCTACATTCCGTCCTCAAAATAGTGAATGGAGTCTTCTAACGTGCGCAGATTCGGTTCTTGGAAATCACGTCTAGTGCTATCTACATTCTGAACCTCTCTTGGTGTGTGCATCCTATGCGATACATACGCAATCGCCATAATCGCTGCCATGCACAAAGACACAACAACTACAATATAGGTCATACTTTCTTTTTTCTTCTTCATGACTTTAGTCTTTACGATTCATACTTGCCTTTATATCTGTCAACATATTCCTGTGGACTCATGCCATTGTTTCTGATGAACAAGTCACTATACATTGCTATGACTCTCTCGTCTGCGCCATACTTGTTGCTCGTGACTGCTAACGCTTCTTCATACAACAACTTGTCGTACTTGGCTTCTTCTTTCTGCTCTGGCAAACTATCAAGATACTCAGCGAACGATATTGCGTTCTTTCGCTCTTCGTCTGCTTCCTCTCTTGCCTTCTTGTCATTCCATCTGCTGATGAACAAACATCGTTCTTTGTCAAATTCTTTCAATGCGCTTGTAATCACCATTGGGTCAACTGCGCCATAGAACTTGCCATACTTGCCCATCTTGAAGTCATGGAAGAACACAAGAAACTGCGACACCTTGTAATACGAAAACTCGCCACATATCAACCATGACAATTCCTCTAACTGGTCACCACTCAACTTGTCCTTGCATCCACAAAACTCAGATAGGTTAACTAACTGCGCTATCATCCATTGAATTGGTGCAGTCTTACCATAAGCGACTGCTACGTTGTTGAGAGTAGGGAAATCGCCTACCATCATGTCCTCACGGTTCTTTGATACCGCTAACTGCATCGTTGGCGATAACGTGACCATGAACTCGTCAATTGTCCCGTACGTGCTGAGAACCATCTGCTTCGTCTTGCGCTCGTAAACGCATAATTCTTGCGTATGCGTCTGTCGCTCGGTCAGTACGTTCCTGTTGCTTTCTCTCTTCAGTACTTTGCCTATTTGCTCCATTTTGCTTAAAGTTATTATCTCTCCTAGACCAATATTCCAACCTGCGTTTCAACTCCCATGTCTTTTCGCTCTCCCAACGCATCTTGCTTTTAGATTTGTTCATCTCCGACCAATAGTCATAGAAATGCCGAATCATGTCTTTGCCATATATATCTACATAAGGTATGAGTGACCGATAAAAGGCTTCCCTTCGTTTCAAGGTTTCTTCCTCTTTTGACAATTTCGTTTTTTGTAAAACTAACTTGTTAGTTTTCTTTTCTTCATTGTCATTATCATTCTCATTTACATTTACATTAGCATTTACATTGGGTTCTGCTTTGGTTTCATCTTGGTTTTTTCTTGGTTTCGGTTTGGTTTCTTCTTGGTTTTTTTCTGCTTCTTTCTCGGTTGCTTTCTGCCCATGCTCTGGTTCTTGAACTTTTCTCGGTCTGCCACCTTTCTTGCCATTTTCGTACTTCCGATTGTTTGCGTCAAGTTGTGGCTTGATGAGAGTAAAAATGCTCTTCGGTATGGGCGGCAAGTCGGTAGGCTCTATACCATACAAACCATACTCCATGATTGCGTCATGCAGTAATAGTCGCATTTCGTCCGGCAAGTCCTTCAACGCCTCGTAGAAGCTTCTATAAATAACAAATGACTCACGCTCCATATTCTTACAAAAGAAGACTCGCTTCTTGCTCCCCTCTACTTTCGTAGGCAACGTTAGGAGTAACAAAAAGACGAGTCTTCAAATTACTGAACTCTACAACGTTACTAATAGAGTGATATTTTTGTACTTGCAAAGATAATCAAAAGTATTTGAATTTCAAATACGATTCTGCAAGTATTTCTCGCACATAGTCAGAATTTAACTTTTATCCCTTTCTCAATGCTAAGACGCACTACCTCTTTTCGGTAATGCTCTATCATCAACTTCAGTTCAAAATCTGACCACTTCTTAGTCTGGCTTGCTCTGACTTGCAACAAGTCAAAGTTGCCTTGCCCAATCTTACGAATCAAGTTCTCTCTATACGCAATTAGGTGGTCTGCATTGAACCTGTTGCAACCTCTACATTCGGCATGTGCGTTCTTTTCGTCCCATCTAGTGTTCATGTGCGTTCTGCTATGGAAATGACCGCAGTCTGATTGCTCAAACGGCTTTATCTTTCCACAGGATATACATCTGAACAAACCACTAGGCATAACGTCACGTAACCGAATGTAGAGTGCGAAATACCTATCCAACTTCGCTACAAGGTCAACAGGTCTCTTGACACCTTTCTCTTTCGGAAGGTCGCTTTTCTTCCTCTTTCTTCTTCGCTTATAGTAGTACGGCATTTCTAGGAATCAGTCGGTTTGCTTACTTCCGGAAATTCATAACCAAACAACTCCATCATGGCTTGTTGGTTCTGACTTTCTTGCGACCACAATTCGTTCCTCGCCCAATCTGGTATAGGCTCTGCCTTCGCCAACTGAAACTTTCCGTCACTCCATGTGTAGGTCAGATTGTGACCATTCAGAGCAAACGTGACTGTCTGAGTTGAGGAAAGCACCATGTCTTCAGTACCTTTCTTTACTCTAGCTGCCAATTCGCTTATTCGGTTCTGAATCGCTTGCACCTTATCGTCTGCTTCCTTACGCATCTGCTTGGAGTCTTCATAGGCTCTATGCTGCTCTTCCAATGCAGTAGGCAACAAATCTTCTTGAATCTTGCAATACTCTTCTCTAATGTTGTTTACTTCGTAATCGTCAAGCTTTCTGAACGCAGATGCACTTTCTGGGTACAGTGCGACAAAATGCTCATTGATGATACTCTCCACTTCCTTGAACGATTTTGCATCATCAAACAAGGTCAAAGGGAATTTCTCTTTCGTGGAGTCTGACAATGCAAACTCAACTTTCTCTGGCTTGTAGTCAATAATGTCTGTCAACATACTTTTACTTTTAACATTAAACATAATCTTTATATTTCTCAATCTGCTGCTGTGCGAACACCAATGCCTTTTCCTCGTTGGGTTCTGGCAAGTACAAACCACATACGGCAGACGAATAATTTCTGAACCTTTCTATCGCAGTTGTCATTTGCAACTTGTCTAACGAGGCACTACTCATCAGATACGATACCTCTTGACCTCGCCTGTTCTTTCGCTTGTGAACAAACAGGTCGGCATTGCACTTTCTCTTGAAGATGTCAATTTTGACTTCTTCCATAGTCATGCCGAACTCACTTGCGAAATACCCAAGCAACACATGAAGATAGGAGTTTTGCGCCAACGACCTATTCGTAGTCTTACGTTTCAGTTCTACTACCGATTGCGACTTTAACAGGTCGCTGGCTTTCTCCTTAAACTTCTGCCTATCATATTCGTTAGACAAATCGTAAATCATCAGAACGGAAGTTCATCTTCTACAACTTCGGTGTCGGAAATCGTTTCAACGTGGACTGTGCCGGACTGATTGCTATCGTCAAAGACGAGTGGTCTGAAATTGCCGAGGTACGTGTTCTTCTTTTCCTCTAGCACATCTTGACTCGCTCCCTCTTTGAACTCCTTGCTCAACGCTTGCTTGCAGTAATGCGTCTTGCCCCATTGGTCTACCTCTCTACGTTCACGAATCGCCAAACCAAGATAGCATGCTCTCGCTCTTCCTGTGGTATCGTCCTTCGTTACAAACAAGTCGTTTCCGTCAATCGGTATGACTAGTCATCGTTTGCCTTTAATCGTTGCCATACCACTATCTTTCAATTTCAAAAGGTCAATAGACCCGCTTAAATCATTGCTCATTGTCTTTTTTCTTTTTTATTCGTTTTTCTAATTTTCTTGCAAGCACTAAGGCTCGTCTTCTTTTGTTGATTTCACGAGTAGTGCCGTTGTGCTTCGTTGCTGAATAAGCGCAAAGAAACACAACAACATTACTCATGTCTATGTCGCTAATTTGAACCACCAAATATCTTCTTATCAGTAATCATTTCACGATGTTCTTCAAGGAACTCTATGAACCTCTCGCAATGCTGACGTATGTAGTCTGTGCTTCGCTTGTGGTCATAATCGTACACTTCCTTGTAAAAGTCACCCTTGATGAGTGGAGAACGTGGACCGCCACCCTTTAGCTGATACACCGAGAACTCAAATGCTTTGATGCTAGTGCAATCTTTGCTCTCTAACAAGCAGTATGGGTAAACATGCCTTTGCCAATAGTCTTTGTAGTTGCCGAACGTGTACGATTTCGTTGTCTTGATGTCATAGACTTTATCTCTAATCAGTTCGTCAACGTAACCATACAACATTACACGTCCGTAGGACGTGTCAATCATGGCGCTTGTGTAGTGTTGGCTTATCGCACCATTGAAGTAGTCTGCACAATTCATGCATAACTCCTTGTCAAAGTAGAACTCAAAACCATCAATCGTGCCATAGATGAAAGGCACATCTATCTTCCTTACCAAATCGTAGTAAGGCTGCAACATGCCTAAATCGTTTTCTCCAACAACTCTTGGCTTTCCATCAACGTAGACGATAGACGCTCCGAATGTCTTCTTTGCGAAATCATCAAATCCATTGGCAGACGAAATGAAGTAGTCTTTATTTCGTGTGTCATGCTTGCCAATGATGCAGTCAACAATCTCGTTGAAGATTGTGCCTTTGCTTGCTGCTTCGCTCGGTTCAAACGGCTTCCTGTTAATCTTGTCTATCAGTTCTTGAAGCAAGAGGGCATCCACCTCTTCTTGCGAATAGTGGAACGTGCCCTCATACTCGTCATAGTTCTTATGCCACTTGCCACTATCATCTTGATAGAAGTAGTCTTCCGCTTTCGTGGTCAGATACTTCGTGAAACTATCAAGCAAGGTAGGGTAGAAAGCATACTTATGCGGCTTCATACTTCTTCGTCGCTTTATTGAACGATAACCCAATCTCATTGCATTTCTCGCTAATCATCTTGTTCGCACGAACCTTGCTATCCCAAATGTGGGTATAGGCAATGATTCGCTCTACCGCCTTGTTCGCAGTATCAACGTCTGTGATGCTATCAATGTCACTCTTAATCTGCTCCATCAAATCGGTGTAGTCATTGCCGATTTGTGCTTGCTGCTCCAAATACTTGTTGTAGTTTGAGAACACGTTAGCGAGGAAGCAGTTCTGTCCGATGACCTCTGCCTTTGCGTTTACGATTGTCGGAATCTTTTGGTACATCGGCAAGTTGCAAGTGTTCTTCGCATAGAACTTTTCCTGTGGACTCCAATAGATAGCACGTTCTTCGCCTATCGCTTGCATATACCCAACAAGGTCAAGTTCCTTCAGCAAATCACCAAGTGACGAACCTCCCATGTCTGGTCGGACGATTCGTGTGTCACCATCTTTGTCCTCTTTCTCATGTGCCACGAAAACGATGTTCTTGCCCATCAACGTTACACGTTTCAAGAACTCAATGAACATCACCTTCCTTGCACCATAACCTTTGAGCGCAAGCGAACCATCACGCATCTTCATCTTTGAGTCATTACGCATGATGTAGTCAGACATGAAGTCAAGCATCTTACCTGCCGTGTCAATGACGATTGTCTTGAACGAAATCTCGCCACCTTTCAACTCTTCTAGCGCATCTAGCACTTGCTCCCAATTCTTGACTTGCAACGTTGGGCATTGGAATGCTTTGTTCACTCGGTTGACTCCACCATCAAAGTCAAACATCACAGGGTCTGGCGCACTGAGCGCAAGGGTAGACTTGCCCATACCGGGCTGTCCGTAAACCAACATCTTAATCGTGGAGTTGGTTTCAAGTTCATTCGGTTTCTTAAATAAACTCATTGCTCTTTGATTTTAAGCGTTAAACATATAATTACAATCTCAAAAAACTTCTCAATCATTCCACAAACAATCTTTTTCAATACCTGTTGCTTGTGACAAAATCTCTACATGCTCTGGATTGATAGGCTTCATGCCATACACAATCCAATTGCGAACAGTCGTTGTGCTTACACCAGCACGAACCGCAATGTCATTGACAAACTCAGTCTTTGGGTGGCTGCTGCTTGGCAATGATTCATAATAATCTCTTAGTGTCATTTTCTTGTCCAAATGTTCGTTCTTTTCATCTACTTTCATTATCTTTGCAATGTTTTAGTTATTATATATGTGCAAAGGTACAAAAAAATATTAGAATACTCTAACGATAATCTATTTATTTTTTCATCTTAACAATTTTTAAGCAATGGGCATTAAAGACAGGCTAGTAACTTTTATCTCTCATCTTGGAATCAAGAATGCAGAGTTTGAACGTGTCTGCGGACTATCAAACGGATTCGTTGCGAACACCAATGATAGGATTCGTAAAGCTTCGCTCAATCAAATCTCTACCGCTTTCCCTCAACTTAACATGGAGTGGGTAATCAACGGCACAGGCGAGATGTTGCTTCCAAAGGAATTGACGAAATCAACACTCAGCGACTTGATAGATGTAGTGAGTAAACTTGTGGCACAAGGCGAAATGAATGCCGAAGCAAATAGGATAAACGCAGAAGCGAACCTTCGCCATGCAAAGAACTTTGAGCGTCTTATTGCTCTTCTTGAGAGCAACGGCAACGTGACTATTGAAAAAGCAATAGGCTGATAAATCTATTCTACGTTAACGGAAAATACATAATCGTATGAACATATCACAAACTGGCATATCAATAACCAACCGCTTCTTTGAGGCGATTGAAATACTGCGTTCACAAAAGCGACTAAGAGGTCTGCAAACACTTACACGCAATCATGGACTGAACTACGGAAACGTGGCTTTCATCAAGTCACATAGAAGCACAAGTGTTCTTAAACCGGAACTTCTCGCTTACATGGCAAAGGACTATGGCATATCATGCGAATGGCTTCTTCTCGGCAATGGTCCTGTGTTCAAATCTGAGCAGACCAAAAGCGAATGATGTCCGAACCAAGATAAAACTTACGTTTCGTACTTTTTCTAAATCTACATCTGATGAAACCACAATCCGTATACTTCTGCAACGTGTTCCTATGGATGCCTAACACCATAGCAGTCTGCATTACATTGTATCGTCCGTTTGGCGATACCTTCGGTTCTTCTGTTGTAATCATGTTTCTTTACTCTTTGCGTACCGACAAAGGATTTGCATCCTTTTGAAAACGATGCAAAGATACAAAACTAATTTAGAATATCAATAGTCTATTCTAACTTTTCAAGAATTTTAACGTTCATTTAGATTTAACCGAATTTCCCAAAAACTGCAATATGACTGCAACGATAAAAGGCATGCACGATAACATATTCTAACTCTGATTCTTAGAATGCCGACTGCACTGCTTTGGGAGCAGGAGGTCCAAAGTTCGAATCTTTGTACCCCGACTAACAAGAACGAGTGTTGAGATTAAATTACTTGACTCAATTTTCTCGTTCTTGTTCTCTTTCAAACATTGCCATTCGGCATCAAAAAAAACTTGTGCTTTGCACATTCTTGACGATTCAAGACTATTCTTGACGTGAGGAAACTGCAAAATCACTGCAAACATTTACCGACATGGCAACTACAAATTTCTATCTTGATTGCAGAGCAATCGGCAAGAACCAACTTGCACCACTAAAGATTTCAATCAACAAAAAAGGGCGAACTGCGCTTATTCATCTAGACGTTTACATTCTTCCAAGTCAATGGGACAGGAAATCCAAACGCATCATTGAACACAAGAACAAAGTCAACCTTAACGCATATATCTACCATCGCAAGGTTGACGTTGACAACATCATACTTTCCATGTATGGAGTTGAGGCTTGCAAGAACATGACTGCGCAACAAATCAAGGAATACGTATTAGCAAAACTGAAACTTGACAATTCACAAGACTTGTTTGCTGAACGATTCTTGCGTTTCGCAAATTCAAAATCAGAAAGCACAAAACGCATATACCTGTATACATACAACAGACTACAAGCGTTCATCGGTGACAAACTTAACTCTCTGCGCTTTGAGGACATCACAAAAGAATGGCTCACAGAGTTTGAGAACTTCCTTGCAAAGACTGCTACAAAAAACTCACGCAACATTTCTCTTCGCAACATTCGTGCAGTTTTCAACGAAGCAATAGACAATGGCATTACTTCATTCTATCCTTTCAGACGATTCCCTATTACACCAGTCGCTACCCCAAAACGTTCGTTGTCACTTCTTCAGTTGGCAACACTATTCAATACAAAATGCGAGTTGCAAGAATATCTAGACATCTTCAAGTTGGTATTTTACCTTATCGGCATAAACATCATTGACCTTTACAACTTGACATCTATAACTGACGAGGGTCGGATTGAATACTATCGGTCAAAGACAAACAAGTTCTACTCTATCAAGGTTGAGTCAGAAGCGTTGACTATCATCAACAAATATCGTGGCGAGAACAATCTGCTTAACATCAAGGAAAGATGCTCTAATCATCGCAATTACATTCATCGCATAAACGAAGCTTTGCAACACATTGGACCATATACGAAAAAAGGCAGAGGAGGAAAACGTCACTACTCTCCACTATTCCCAAACATCACTACATATTGGGCAAGGCATACGTGGGCAACAATCGCTGCTGAACTAGACATTCCAAAAGAAACGATAGCTGCTGCTCTCGGTCATTCCATTGGTAATCCTACCACTTCTATCTACATTGACTTCAACATCAAAAAGATAGACGAGGCGAATCGCACTATCATTGATTGCGTGAACTGCGCTCAATTCGTGCTATTCATCTCGTCTTTCATTGACAAAATGAGCAATTCAGAATTTGGTCATATTGCGAAGCTTTCTGACTGCAAGAATGATTAACACAACCAACCCTACACCGACAATGGAAAGCAAGAACCCACCAGCAGACATCTTGAACGATTGCCATTTGGTCAAAGGCTTCTCTACCTCTACTTGCTCTTTGCGTACCACCTCTACAGGCACTTCCTTTGTGACTTGAACAACGATAGGTATTGAGTCATGAATCGTGTCTGCAACGTAATACCTGTTTACGTTGTGTACCTCATGCCATCTTTCGTGATATATCGTATCTCCTTTCTGATAGATGAAGACACTATCCCTTCTTATTAACGTGTCACGAACAATGTCAGTATGATACTCGGTATTCGTTTGCGTTACAATCTTTGGGACTTCAACCTCAACGATTTTCGGAACTTCTACCTCAACATACTTTGTGCTTTTGCATCCGGCACACAACGTAATCAAAAAGCAGAAAACGAGACCTACAACGAAAGCAAGCATTACTTTAGCAACTGCCTTTATTGCATTCTTGGTGTATTCTCTTTTCATAGGTCTTTATACTCTTCTTTCGGTTTGAAACAAGGGCATGCTTTGTTGGCAAATTCGTAGTGACCATGAATCGTGGCTTTCGGATACAACTTCTTCAAGTCTTTGAGCAATTTCAGCATTGACTCCTTCTGCTCTTTCGTTCTTGTGTCCTTTGCTTTGTGGTTCTTGTCAAGACCACCAACATAACAAACACCGATTGAATGAGCATTGTGATACTTCGTGTGCGCACCACTCAGATTTACGTTCCTACCTTCGTGTACGCTGCCGTCTAAATAAATGAGATAGTGATACCCAATGTCCGAGAAACCTCGCTTCAAATGCCAATTACGAATGTTTGCGACAGTATAGTTCTTGCCTTCAATCGTTGCAGTACAATGAACTATTATCTCATTGATAGACCTCTTGCTCTTTTTCAAAGACCCTACCGATTGTGGTGAAATGGTCATAGACTTGTCTTTCTCCAAAGCTGCCCAAGTCTTTTGACCAACGATGCCATCTGCAACAAGAGGATTGCCTTGCTCGTCTTTGTGAGTCTTCTGAAAGTCAAGGACTGCTTCCAATGTAATCTCTCCAAAGATTCCGTCTGGATAGCATGCAAGCAATCTTTGCAGTTTCTTGACTTCTTCTCCTTTACTTCCTAATTTCAATACTGATGCCATAATTCTTTCATTTAATGTTCAACATCTTTTTTTTCAGCATTGTTCTTCAATTCCTCAAAGGCTGCAAGCAACTCGGTGAGTTCACTTTGACGCAGACCCTTGATGATTGACAACACGTTCTTTAATGCTCGTTTGTCTGCCTTGCTATCTGCTTTCTCACGAACAGAGAACAATTCAACAACACAATTAAAGATTCCTAGCATAATCGCAAACACAGGTATACCAATCAACCAATGCCAACCGATAGACTCCCACAACTTGCCCATGTGAACAAGAACGTCAACTCCAAAGCAAATCAAAACAGAACCAAGATAGGTGATGCACTTTAACGTTGTGCGCTGCAGTCCAAAACTTGTCTTTCGCTCACCTCTGATGCTTGCTTTATATAGTCCACTTGCCAAGTCTATACTCATTGCGATTATAACAATGACACAGACAACTGCTGTAATCATGCTCAAATTACTTAACCAACTCATATCATTATCTCTTAAAACTAATTCCATCTTTCTTTAGTGCTAAAACGATTCTATGCATTATATATCCTTGCAAATATGCTGAACTTTCGCTTCCGTGTTCAACATCGTAATAATCGCTTATAGCGTTGCGAAGGTGGTCTACCTCATGTGCAGTCGTGTTCCACCATTCGCCTTCACTTGTCGCATTACCTATATATGCGCATTAAAAAGACATACAAATTTACATCTTACACAACCTATTTCAAAGGTCATTCGCAGTTTTGAAAGTTCAATTTCTAACATGCTTATCTAATCTTCTAATTATCCGAAGCACAGTACTTTCACTCATTTTGTACTTGTGCGCCAAATACGTTTTGATATATTCTTTCTTTTCGTTCTTTGCGACTAATGACTTGAACTCTTGATACATATCTACGTGCTTATAGTCTTCCATCTTTATATCACATTCTGAAAGACGTTTCATGCACTCACGCAGTATTTTAACTATATCAAATGCTACCATCATTTTTCAAACAAAGAACTATTCCGGAATCGCTTGTATTTTGCTCGCCCAATTAGACCAACCACTCGCTGCCTTGTACGCATCTACTGAAGCTGCTGGGACATATACAACATTTGGAGAAACAGCACTAAAAGAGTCGGTATCCCAAGTCGGTGGGGTTGTGCGACGACTCGTAATGGTCTTTAACGAACCACATCCTCGGAAGCAATACGCACCAATAGATGCCACGGACGTTGGCAAATCAATCGCCTTTAACTTAGGGCAACCATCAAAGACAAGGTTGGCAAAACGTATCTGAGGTGGCAATGAAACCTCTTCAAGCTTGGAG